CTATCGTTTGTCTTTTAATATTACCCTTATGTTCTATAAAGTATCCTGTAAGAGACTCTTTAAAAAGTTCTCTTATAACTTCGGGAAGATTGAGTTCCTTACATATGGCTTCGGCCACAATGTTTGATGCCCAACTCTTGATGTTGTCTGTTGCTGCTTTATAGTCACCACTTAAGAACTTTAAGAATTCTTTTGGAGCTTTGTCAAATTGTATCATGAGATACTTTGACAAACTTTCCTCCTCTCCTGTCGGTGATCCGATCAATTTGAAGGTGGGATGGTCGCGTAATATTTTATGTAATTTCTTCTGAAGGAATCTCAACACCATCATTTTAAATGGTGGTCCCTTTGTTATAATTCGAACTTTGAGTGGCTCCGAAAGAGCCACAGGAATAGCGTTATTGCTTTCCTGTGATGCTAGTTTAAGGACTAGAAACCAAAGTTTTTTGAATTGTTCATAGAAGGAGTCATAATTGACATTGTGTTCAACCACTTCCTGGAATTTAGGACTTTGGTCCTCTTCCATGAGCTCCTTGAAAAGGATGTCGAAGTATTTCATCTCAGCTTCTGAGTATGAAACTTCGTCTGGTTGTTCACGTTCCCAAACTTGGAATTCATCTAATTCTTCAAGTAGGGGGGACAGTGTTGGCATATGTTCATGCCTTTCTATATACCCTCCGGCTTGTCTGAGCATAAGGACTTCCGGATGCTCAAGGAGAGCCCCAATGGTTCCTGCCCCCTTCCGATTGTTAATATAATTGGCGGAGGTGCTTGGGAAGAATGCCTTAGTCCATTCCTTCATATCAGTCGCCTGCCTATCACTTGGTGATAGTTGCAAGTAGCGATAAGAAGTAGGACCTAGCAATTCCCGAACCGTTCGGCTTAACTCTCTTTCGAGGGTTTCTCTAGTGATTTCGAGTTTTCTCCCGTCACTAATTGGAACAAATGTTCGTTTCGGCTCTGGTTGTTCTGCTGTCATTGTCTGGAAGTATTGATTTTCCTTTTCTTTAAGGATCTCCTTCCCTGGTCTTACCATTCCCTTTTTGGACTGGTTAATAGACGTGAGAAAAGACATTCTCATCAGTGGCTCAGCTCTTTTTACAAAGAGCTGGCAGAATCTCCCAGCCGATCCGCCAAGTAAATGCCTTGCATGATCATCCCTTTCGAAGGGTTTGATTGGCAGAGGCTGATCATTGAAGAAGCTGAAGAAGGCTGCAGTCTTATATTTAAAGATTGTCATCCATTCTCCCTTAACCTCTTTGATCATTTCTTGGTAGTACGAGAAGGAACTTTCGATTTCTCTTCCTGTACTTCGATAACCGTACATTTTCAGTATATCGATTAGACATTTCAAATTTTGTCTTATTATAGTATTTGTAGATGCGTGTTTTTGCGAACCCGCCGTTTGGCGGGGGAGCAGCTTGCTACCTTGGGCGAGTCTCATCTCGCGGTCTTTTGCTTTTAGCATGAGAACTAAATAAAAAA